TTCAATCTATAAGGCTCCTCAGCGTTCAGACCTGTTGAACCAGTATTTACAGATAGAGGCACCGAGTATGGCGAAGGCAGCTGATGGTGATGAATGGACTTATTGCGACCGTTGTGGATCCGAGATGATTATGTGTATGAATGAGGCCACACTCACCTGTTCTGCCTGTGGGAATAAGGACTTTATTTTAATTGATTCGGATAAGCCCTCCTATAAGGATCCGCCGAGAGAACTCTCGTATTATGCCTATAAGAAGATTAATCACTTTAATGAATGGCTGGCTCAGTTCCAGGCCAAGGAATCAACGGAGATTCCGGCAACGATCTATGACCAGATTATGTTACAGCTCAAGAAGGAGCGTATTAGTAATTTTGGTTCTTTGAAACGTACGAAGTTGCGTGAGATTCTACGACATATGGGGGAAACCAAATATTATGAACATATTCCCCATATTATTAATCGTTTATCAGGCCAGAATGCGCCCTTTATGAGCCGAGAGGATGAGGAAAAGTTGCGTCATATGTTTCGTGAAATTCAACCGGCATTCAAGAAGCATATTCCAAAGGGACGCAGGAATTTTTTGAGCTATGGGTATATTCTATACAAGTTTTGCGAACTACTTGAAATGGACGAGCATCTGGCCTGCTTTCCTTTGCTCAAGAACCGAGACAAGTTGTATGTTCAAGATTGTGCGTGGAAGGGGATTTGTTCGGATATGCAGTGGCAGTTTATTAGGACGGTTTAGGGCTGTTTTACAGCCCTAAACCCTGGCTTCCTAGATGCAAAGCATCTAGGAAGCGACGGTTTGAAGAATAGCATGGCTATTCTATACCCTGGCTTTCTAGATGCAAAGCATCTAGGAAGCGACAGTTTAAAATATATACATTATATAGAATGTCACATAGGGTAACTAGACCCTTTAGTATTTTAACCTATCCAACACCTGTACCTGGTAGTAATCAATTTGTACAATATAAAGAGAATACTCATTTCCCTGAAAAAGCATCTTTAGATAAGCGTTTAAAACAAAGAATAGCCGATCCAGCATTTCTCGAATCTCTCAACACGATGAATTTTTCCCACATGTCTAGTGAACCATATGTGCCAAAAAGTATTAGACAACAAGCAAAAAATGCAGGATATGGTGATGATGTACTTAAATATATAGAATCTATGAATACACAGAATCTCGCTGCACAATCTAGTTCTAGTAGTAGTGCTTCTGCTTCTGCTACTTCTGCGAGTGGTTCTCCGACAGTAATAGATCAATTAGTTACACATTTACATGAGCGAGGTGGACAAGATTCGTTTGTTACTATTGGTAAATTACCCTTTATAAAAGAAGCACTGGCTAATGCCGGTTCCAAATCAACTCCTATGAAGCTACTTCCCTTTCTTACCAATTTGCAAGATGGACAATTTGAAGTATTTAAACTATCTCAAAATCCAGTTAGTTATGGTTGCAGACTTACAAATACCAGTGCTGCTGCTCCTCCAAGTAGTGTAGGTCCTTTAGTAAATTACCCTAAAAGACCTCCTCCAGGATTAGCACATCCAGGTATGAAACCCAAAGCTACGTTCATACCCAAAGCTATGTCCCCATTTTTGTCTGGTTATAACGAATATAGTAGATATGCATTATCTAAAAAAGGTGGTAGAAAGACAAGGAGGGGTAATCGCAAGCATAAGAAGGCTACACGACGACGAAGATAGATAATTCAATATATTAGAACTTCAGAATTTCAGAATCGCAGTACCTTTCCATAATACAGATACAGCACTACACCAAAGATCGCCTTAGAAATCACATCCAATCCATTATAGGCCAAGTTCTTGGTTTCCTCATCCGCCAAATAGGCAATTCCATAGCCTGACCAAATGAGGGCAAAGATCCAGAAGACCACGTGATTCTTTGTATCGGCGACACAGGTTACAAAGAGAACCAATAGCATCAGGCCGAAGAACAGAAAACCAAGTCCAAATCCAGCCCATTTATTGATTGTTCCCGTCTCCCCCAAATATCCGGACCCTAGCATCGCCCAGTTCAGAGTAATGAGTAGCAAAAAGACCTTATAGGAAGGGTGATTGATTCCCGTATAAAACAGGGTTAAAACAAGGATAATGAGTGGTGTTGTAATAGACCAGTCAATATACCTCATTTGTGTGATTTGACTGAGGTCAATGCTGGATGCCTTCAGCATCTCATTAAAGATACTATAGACAAGGGCCGCTACCAAGGACACCGTGGTCTCAATATTCATTACGTGACGAATTTCCACACTGGGCGTTCTCAGCGCTTCTATCGCAGTGAGTCCCGTATATCCCATTAATATCAAATAGGAGGTTGCGAAGGAATTCCTAAGAGATTGTGTCACAGCTATTGTATTTGACATCCCTACTTAGAGATCATTATTTTCATAAATCCTATATAAAAAATTTGAAATATAGGATTTATGAAGTTGGAAACCAATCAGCATAACAATCATGACAAATATGACAAGACACAACATCGTCATCTTACGATGCCACACCAAAAAAGATCCCACCAAACAATTCTATGTCGCATTATCTGCAGAAGAACCCGATTTAGGATATGATGAATTCTGGAATATGATAGCATGCTTTATACGGCATCAGGATTCTGATCCCCAGAAAACAAGCATCTATGGAATTGTTGAAGATGTGGTTCAACACGGGTGTTCTCTTCCGCTTTCGGATAGAATGAATGGAATACACTTCAAACCCATTTATGCCAGTGATGGAGAATGGTTTGGAGGGGAGCCAATTGAACCCTTTATGTCAGAGGACCTTATTCCCAGTGGCAATCTATATGCCAGACATGTTCTTATTCCTGTATCCTATTACCTATCCTATTAAACAGATCTCAGGCAGGATACCTACCTGAAATCTATTTTAATATCACTCACATATCTATTGAGGAGGGGTCTGATTTGCAAGAAGGGCTGCAAGTTGTTCCTGAGTAATCTGAACCGTGGCCGGTTCATGAATGGTATTGTTCTCTGATGCCTTTTGGGCAAGAAGCATTGGTATGAGGGTCTTCAGAATCTCGGGACTCAAGGTCATCGGAACACTTTCCTTGGCCACTGCTATCGCAGTATCCTTCACAGCCGTAACCACCTTTTCTTTAAGTTCCTCGGGATGCTGAATGGCATTGATCATCTGTTCTGTGGAAGTCGGAACATAGGATTGAAGTTGTGCCTTCAAGACATCGCTGACAGGAAGGTCTTTTAGAACCTGGCTTGGATCTTGAACCGCCTTCTCGGCTTTTTCAGCCATGGCTCGTTGTTCTGGATTCAGGAGGGACTTGGGATCCTGGAGAGCTGCCTTCATCTTGGCGTCCATCGGTAAATCCTTTACAAGTTTATCAAAGGCCCCCTTATTTGCCTTCGCAAGGCCAATGAGTCCCGAGATAGACCCCCCTTTTCGGAAATGGTTGACCGCAAAGGCGAGCGCGCCTAGACCTACGATGCCCACTGCGACAGACCCCAGAATGGTGGCCGTGCCCGCAGGAGCGACAGACAGAACAGATGCAAGAAGATTAGATCCTGTGCCGTTTGTGGGGTCATAGGAAGGATAGGCAGTCATATAATATAGAGGTGTGCTCGTGGCTGATACATTGACAGGGCTGGGCGTGGGCCAGGCGGTAATCATGAAGAGAGGTGTTCCTGTGGCAGTCAACGTGGAGGTGGCAGTGGAAGTTGGAAAGGCCGTGATGACAAAGAGAGGTGTGCTTGTAGAGGTTGCACTCAAGGTTTCCGTGGCGGTGACAGTACCTGAGGCCGTAATCGTGGCACTAGCCGTCTGGGTGCCCGTTTCTGTCTGGGTGGCGGTTTCCGTGCTAGTTGGTGTTGGAGGAAGGGCCGAAGGGCTGACCGAGGCCGCCTCATTACCCACAGTCATATCTACACCGCAGACTTCAGGAAGGGACAGGGTGGCGGAATAGGTACAGATGGGATTCTCATTCACGCCGCTCATCTGAAGGGTGGGTCCGCACGCCAGTGTCAGATGAAACTCACGACAGCAAGAGCCAGAACAGGGTGCCGGACCATATTTTTGATAGGTATATTGGCCATTGCTGGTTTCATAGGTGGTAAAAGAGCCACAGTTGTTTCCCGCATTCTGATTCTGAACACAAGACTGGTATGCCACCACCGTATAGCCAGGGGGATTAAAGGTTTGGCCATTGAGCAGGGTATAAAGAGAGGAAGGACCGGTCCCACTTAAAGCAGGGAGGGCTAAGGCAAGTGCCGTACATAAACGTAGAAGCATTCTATTTTGGCGACAGGGAATCTTAGTGTAATTATCAATAGTGGTTCTATAGAGCCAATAGTGATAATCAAAATATGGGTTTATTTGATTATATACATTTACGTTAATTCCTCATTTTTGAGTATTATATAATTAATAAATTGACCTACAAAAAGTCATTGAGAATCCTATTCAGAATGGCGTGTATAGCCGGTGAATATGATAGAGTATGGATATTTCCATTTAGGTTGGTTTTGTCGGTTTGTTTAGAAACTGATTTCGTTTGATTGATTTGATTGATTTGGTTGAAGAGGGTCTATTTAGAGACCACGAGGGAAGCCGACCAGGTTAGCGCCGATACCGAAGGAGGCGCCCTGGCGTGCCGTAACGCCCATGGAGGGGCTCACAGCGTCAAGGATAGCGAAGACAACCGCGGCAAGCACGGCCAAGGTGGCGACCTCATCCATGGGCAGAGTCTTGCGGGGAATTAAGAGGGCCGCGGCAGCGACAACGAGACCCTCAATCAGATACTTGATGACACGATTGACAATTTCGGCGATTCCGGAGTCCATTTCTATACTTGATACTAAGGAAAAAAAGTGTATAATTTGGAGAGTGTGTTCATAGCCTAAAGCATAAAATACATTCTTCCGGAAGAAGGATGTCAAAGGCTAAGAGTGAACCCATTGAGGATTATCTGGATGAGGACGAGCCTGTCTCTGGTCAGAAGTATGCCCTGGTCAGTTTCTTGAGCCCCGAGAATGTTCTGGAGAAGAAGGATCTCTTCTTTTTTCAGCGCTTCCTCCAAACCTATGAGGTGGAGTGGAAGGTCAAGAACATGGAGGTCTTTTTGGCGGAGCAGGTTAATGAGATCAACCGGGGACTGGATGAGAAGGCCAATAAGTTTGATGCGAGTGGCGTGACTGATGCTGCCGATCTGTGTCGTGCCAGCCGTATCAAGATGGAGACGGTTATGGAGTCTTATCAGGGTTTTGTCCGTAAGCAGCAGAAGGACATTAATAAGACCAAGATCGGGGATGCTTGGGAGGACTTCTTGTTCAAGGAGCAGGCGAAGTTGGAGGAGGAGTTCCATGCCAAGAACGATTTTCGGACAACCATTCGGGGATTCAAGGTACGCTCCGTAGCCCGGGATGAGAAGGAGGCGGAGGTTCGTGCAAAGAAACTCCAGAAGAATGACAAGTATCACAATATCTACTGTGCTGAAGTGGGTAAGTGGACGCCTTGGGACCCTAAGCCCCATCTTGTGGCAGACCAGGAGTATGCCCAGGATGAACTGAACAACTTGATGAAGAGGTACAAGGAGAATGAGGATAGCAAGTCGGCCTTCTTTGAGGAACAGAGGAAGACGGGCATGAAGCCGAAGGCCGAGAAGCCGATGTTCGGAATCACGAAGACGGATGAGAATGAGACCGTGACCGAAGAGGCCTCTGCGGCCGCACAGTCCGAGGCCACCAATACCATCTTTAATGGACCTGCGGACCTTGTTCTGGAACGCAAGATGAAGAAGAAGGCGGAAGAGGATGCCAAGAAGGCAGAGGAGAAGCCAACCGAGTAAATAAATATAGGAAATTACCTTATTTGATATGATATGATTACATCAAATAAGGAATAATAGACTAAATGACTTTTTATGAGTAATAACCATCTACACCGTTCAGATCACTACTTCCAAACATTGCCTTCTTCACACACGCCTGAGTGGTCCCGTCACAGAAATTGGCATCATCGCAAGGCTGGCCAGAACCGTTGGGGCTGCGGCATAGGGGGCTGATCATGCCATTCATAGTAGAAGGAGTCTGCCCATCATATCCAGAAGAGGTCGTGAGCGCTGCCATACTCTGGGCTGCCGGTGCGTCTTCAAACCCACTCATAGAACTCATAATGGAACGCATTATGACCGTAGAGAGTGCTACCACAATTATTAAGACAATAAAGAGGGACATGATACCCATTTGTGTGCGTCCCTTTGCCATTCTATTCTATATATTTGGAATTTATTAGTCTTATGGATTAATCGGTAGGACAAGAGGTAAATCGCCTAGGCCGAATTGGTAACGGCGTAATGGCCGGCAAGGGAATTGGGCTATCCGACTTACAGTATCCATTTACGCACCGGTAAGGACTTTTGCAGGTAGCAAAGGGCTTCTCAGGATTCCTCGCATCTGTCCCGCAGTTCCCATTCAGACCCGTATTCCCTGGTTCCAACAAATTTGGCGTATCCAAGGCTCCACCAATCCTTGTATCATTCTCAAAAGGTGTTCCTACATCTGTTAGAGCGGGTCCCAAGGTACTTAAGGCTGCGATCTTCAAGTCCGTGAAACCATCGGTATCAATGAGGGGTCTCTGGAAATAAATAGCAATACAGGCAATTATGGCAATAACTATAAAGACAGTTCCCATGGCTATTCGTAAACTCATAGGGTTCCCCATCATCCTCTATTAGTATTAGATCTTCTTCACTGCTATCGTGGGCCCCTTTCGTTTGGCCAAGGCTGCCGGGTCGTAGGCATTCATTTCATCCTCGCCCTTCTCCTTCATCAAGGCCGCCGAATGGGCCCAGAACTCGGGTGCTCCAATCTTAAAGTCCGTATGCATCTCCGCCTTGTACCAGAAAATGGCGTCTTCCAACTTATTGGACTGTGTGTTGTTGTTAATGACTAGACACTCATAGTTCTGAGTACATTGGTCCATGATTTGACAGAAGAACTCAAAGGAGGGGAAGGCCGACCCATAGTTCTCAAAGATACGCTTGCGATTGGACATGTAGGGTTCTCTCAGAATGAAGACATAGTCCACATTGGTTCGGAGGGATGGCTGAATGCCAAGGGGGAACTGCATAGTGATCAAGAAGAACACCTTCAGCCAACGTCCATTCATGAAGAGATACCGAATGTTCTTGTCATGAGTCCAGGAGTCATCGTACATACAGTCGTCCAAAATCAAGAAAGACCGAGGATCCAACTTTGACACACGGCCGGCATCCTGTTCCTGCATAATCTTCTGCATGACGAGCTTCTGTCTCTTGACAAAGTTGGCCAAGATCACGGCATTGTATTCGCCATGAATGAAGATAGGTGGAATCATCTTTTTGAAGAACCCGTTACTTTCCTCTGTTCCGGAAATCACCGTTCCGAGAGGCATGTTCTGGTGATGAAAGAGCAGGTCCTTCACAAGAGTGGATTTACCGGTGCGGCGACGCCCGATGAAAATTGCCACTGCGTCCTGAGGAATGTCTTTCATATTGAACTTCCGGAGATTCACACTCATGGCCGCGGTATTCGTGGACATTTCTGATGGATGATACTTAAAAATCCAGTGCGTTGTCGCACGGATGTAAAACTACCCAAGACAAAGGAGAGATAATTATGAAGGCGATCCTTCAAGAAATAATGAAAGAGAATTGTCGCTCTGAACCTATTTCGGAAGCCGACAAAGCTGCCTTTCCGCATGTCACTCATCTTCAGAGATATCATCCGGGTCTAGAAGCCTGGAACCTAGGAGAGGTCGGCTCCAAGGCCGAGGCAGCCCTTCCACATCCCTATCAGATTCTAGAGTGGAAGGCAAAAGAGGAACGAGATGGCCGTATCTTCAATGTTATCCTTACGGATAGCTCCAATAATAGAACAGATGGCAAGGCCTTTATCAAAACAGTTCATTTACTGGATCCGATTACACTAATTCGCAATGAATACAAGATTCCGAGTCACCCCTTATTACCTGTTGGAGAGGGCGGCTGGAAGACGGCGCTGCTCAAACTTCATAGCACAAGCAATCAGGCCTACGTAGATGCCGTAGCGTCCTTTATTCTTGGACAACTACGATACAAAGGTTTAACACCTCATGGCTGCATGTCCTATGGATCTTTTACCGGAATAGCGCAAAATTATAGGTACAAGGTCACAGATGAATATGAATCCTATAGAAATGCTCGGTGGTTCTGGCGAGGAATCAATATACATGGGGCGACCTTGGAAATAGAGAAGGATGGATTTTTGCTAGATGGAAGTGGTGAAGACTATAATGAACTGCTGGGAGATTATTTCAAGTGTCCCTTTGATTTTGAGAATGAGGATACTATGGAAGAACTTGTTGGTGAAAAAGTAAGTGCAGATGACACTGGAAGTCTTCACTCTTTTGATGGTTTTCATGCCTTTGATGCTGCAGAAGAAACGAATCCAATTCAGATTACACGGGTGAATACTAGCGTAGATGGTTCGGAGGAGGATTCATCCTCAGAAGATGAGGACACAGGAGATGACGAAGATGAGGATGAGGATGAGGATGAAGATGAAGATGAATCTGATGAAACAGATGACACCCTGTTTGATGTCACACTCAATCTAGCATCCATGCCGGTCATTTTGATTTGCCAAGAAGCCCAGGAAGGCATCCTAGATGATTTGTTGGAATTGGAAGAGATCACCGATCTTTTTACAAACAAACCTGTTCTTGTGGAGACAGACGCTTGGAATCGGATGTGGCTCGCCTGGATCTTTCAAATTATTGCAAATCTCTCCTTTCTTCAAAAAGCGATTGCCTTTACTCACAACGATCTTCATACCAATAACATTGTCTGGAGACGAACCGATCAGGAATTTCTCTATTATAAGACCAATGATGGACAGGTGTGGAGAGTGCCAACCTATGGCCGTATCTTCAGTCTCATTGACTTTGGCCGGGCCATCTTCAAGATCAAGGGACAGATGTGGATTTCGGATGATCACTGGCCGGATCATGATGCCGGGGGTCAATACAACTTCGGTCCCTTTTATACGATTGAGAAGCCCAAGATTCTGCCCAATCCCTCCTTTGACTTGAGTCGGCTTGCCATTTCCATGCTGGAGGGACTTTTTATGGATCATCCAAAGAGGAAGAAGGGCTCCAATACTCTACTCAGCCAGGAGGGCTCATGGAAGGTCTATGAAACGGTGAGTCCTGTCTTCAACTTGCTGTGGTCCTGGACGATTGATGATGATGGCAAGACGGTGTATGAGGACAGAGATGGAGAGGAGAAGTTTCCAGGATTCAGCCTATATTCGGCTATTGCTCATTATGTTCATGATGCCGTGCCGAAAGATCAGATTCGCAAGCCGTTCTTTGAAGCCTTCAAGTACAAGGGGAAGATTGCTGCTGAGACTTCCGTGTATAGTTTGGGTTGCTAGAGGAGTTTGTATATTACTTTATATCGTATGATACAATCATATGATATAAAATGGTGCTCCAGCCAAGAATTGAACCTGGTACCTTCTGTTTACAAGACAGACGCTCTACCGATGAGCTACAGGAGCAATGAGGATGTTTGACATCCTCATTGCTCTTCCAGCAAATAAGAGAACGAGAGAACAAGAGGACAGGGGGTCAAGGGGGAGGCATGCTCTAGGCCTTTGGCCTAGAGCATGATGTTCCCCTATCGCCGAATCGGTCCCACCTGGATATCCATATCATCCCCCGTAGCCACCGCCGTAGCCATCATATTCGTAAAGTTAGGAAGAGCCATATCGGAAGAGCTGAGAGGGAAGGTCGGAAAGGCATCCGGAATCATCACACCAAGCAATGAAATCAGAATTGCACCGCTAATAAAGTCTTGGGCAAAGGCAACAGGCTTATGTTGCTTTTCTTGATACTTAGAGGCGAGGAAGGAGAGAACCATGAATGCAATACCACCAACAAAGATCCAAGGGAGCCAGGGGGGCATTATTGGAAAGGGGCGGAAATAATACATTCAACTTGCTCACACAAGAACATCGTTAGACGAGAACATCATTATACGAGAACAGCGTTTTCATTCAGACTTTATCTGAATGAAAAGGCTCTTCTCCTGTGAGCTTTGCTCATAGGAGAACATCGTTAGTCCAATGAAGTTTCACTTCATTGGATTAATTCATGTTTGGTCTAACTTCGTTAGACCAAAACATCGTAATCCCCCATCCCTATCGGCTCATCTTTGGCATCCAATGCATCCCCGCCATTCAGTGTATCCAAGTCAGCCATATCCAGAGGTTCCGCATCTCCCTCCAAGATTTCCAAGCCACTTCCTTCATCCTCATGCCCCGACTCTTCAATAATGTCATTCCCATCAATCTCATTATCAAACATCGTGTCCATTTGAGTAAAGCCGACACGAGGACCGGAACTTGTTTGAATTCGGATGATAGGGGGTTCGTCAGAAATAGGGGGTGTTATGATTTCATTCTTATTTCCTGACAAATCCAGTTCTCCAGTAAATAGATCCCCAATTGAGATTGGTGCCGGGAGAATATCTAGAGGAGATGCTTCGGCTTTTATTTCAGGTAAAGGTTCTTCCTTTGCCTCTTCCTTTGCCTCTTCCTTTGCCTCTTCCTTCACCTCTTCCTTTGCCTCTTCCTTTGCCTCTTCCTTTGTCTCCTTCTCTTCCTTTTCTTCTTCCCCTTCTTCGCCTCCATCCATCGTCACGAAATCCTTCAGAATATTCTTCACCGGAACCATAGACCGAATTGCCTGATGAATTCCTTCCGCCAAGAGACCTTCCACGGTCCGATAGTTCTGTTGCTTCTCCATGCTCGTAATGCCTTCTCTAAACAGGAAACTGTTCCCCCAAAGCACCTTGGAAGTCTCGCATAGAACCTTAAACATGAAATGCTCCACCTTGGGTACCGTAATCTGAACCTTCTTCTGCTTCGCAGATACTCGGATAGCTGTTAGAACCTTGGTATGGGCAATGAAGACTGCCGTGAGCAAATCCTCCATGTAATCACAGCCACAACTTGCCTGAAGCGTGGCAATCTCCGTATTTACCTTTTCCATATTCCAGTCCGGAATGTCATTCAAGAAGGTCTGGAACTGCCACAGGAGTTTCTTGGGTTCCTTGTTCGTCGTGACCTCTGTTCTCGCCTTTTCCAGAATGTTCAGGAAGAACTGGAAATAGGTGGGAATCAGAATATTACACAACTGCTTTGTGTATTCCGAGCGAGCATCTGAATACACCCCTGTAACATCTGCCATTCTCCTTTATGGAAATTCATTTATGAATCGGGCTATAACGCGTTGAATGTCTGAACTTTAGTTTGGACATCATATCGCGTATCCTCTGTTTCTTTGAAACAGAGGATAGTACGATAGAGGATGCTTAGGCATCCTATATCGCGTATCCCAAGAATGCCCATGCCGACCCCGCCAATTCCAAACAGTCTCCGTACGATTCCAATAGTGCTGGCTGTTTATCCAGAAGAAGCGATAAAAAGTGTTCTGGATTGTATGCCTTCGCCTGATACTCTAAAATCCGATCAGCACTTGGACTGGATGCTGCAACCCGTTCCTCGGCCCTGTGTTCCACCGTGGCAGCCCAAATCAGCGGATACTGCTGCTGTAAGAAAACACAGTGTTTAATACGTCGGTAACTGTATTCATCCGGCATCAGATACGTAAAGATAGAATCTATATTCACTCCCTTGTGACATTTCTGAATGTAATCTATGAGGATCTCTTTGGTCGGTAACGACATTCGGCGAATGACACACCGACTCCGAATCGGTTCCTGAAGTTTGCCCGCATCCCGACATTCCAGGACAAACTGAACATCCGATGAGTGTGTCTCCAAAATCCTGCGTAAAAACGCCTGAGCCTCAGGTGTCAAATCATCCGCCCCCTCCAGCCACAAGATCGTCAATTCCCTTCGTCTACCCCACACATGAAGTTTCTGCCGCCCCTCTCTCAATGTTCTATCTTTGCGACAGGGGCAGGTTAAAAGCTGCTTCCCCTTTTCCTTGGCATAGGCCTGAATCCAATGGCTCTTTCCGGATCCGGCGGGACCTGTCACGATAATGGGGTGTTGATCCATTCCCTATTTGCGGAATAGGGATCTGGGTTTAGGTTTAGGTTTCTCCGAAGAAAGGATAGGAATGTTCCGGTACCTATTTAGCCTTTTTGCCGTTTCTACTGTACATTCCTTGTCCTGTATCAGTGATACGGGACAAACAACTGATTCTTGGTTTGGACTTAAAGAACCTTTAGGTTCAAAATATCTCTATTATGATGGCGAAGGATTGGCCCCGTCAAAACACAGTATGAATGATACAAGTGTGGGGGCTTTAGCAAATACAGTGAAGCAACTTTGGTCGGAATCAACTCAATACTTGATATTTAATGATGAGCCATCCTTGCCAAATAATCCTCCCTATAATTTCACTGTGGGTCATACAAAGGGTATTTGGGCCTGGAATGAGGTCGGTGAGGCCTTCTTATTGCTCCATTCTGTTCCCCTGTTTCCCATGGGACCCTCCTATACATCCAAATATAGGGGTCTGGGATCAAATGCCTATACCTATGGACAGAGTCTGGCCTGTTTTACAGTCACTGCGGACACTCTCAATACTCTTGCAACCTCGGCTACATTGACTGTACCTGATATCTATGATAGTCGTACAGATGCCTCCTCACCCTCCAATCTAGTTGGCCTGATCAAAGGAGCTGTTCGTACAGATGCCACCTGTGAGTATCAAGAAGTTCAGACAGTTGGTGGCAAACCTCTCACCTATTTTGCCAAGAGTACTCAATGGAATAATGAATTATATGCAGCCTGTATCGCCCCTTCTGTTGAGCAGCCCCTTTTTGTAGAATCCTGGATTCGGGGATCCGCGGAAGGACCTTTTTGTGGAACGCCAGAAGTATTGGATGTCAAGACACTCCAATTCACACCCAGTATTGGCTTTTCAGAAGTGAATGACCATAGCAAGTGGGCTGTTAGTTTTAATTCTTCATTTTTATGTATCAGCGATATTAATCGTATGACCACACAATACGAACGAGGTGGCTCGGCCATTTGTTGGAATGACACGGTGCTAGCATCATCTCTTCAAGCGGCCATATCTACAACCGATAATAGTTGCTGAAGATTTGCAACATACTTCTGAATGAGAATGGGCCAATCCCATTGACTCATCGCATCCTTCCGAATCTCCTGTTTCCGTCCTTTCGTAAGAGCCCGGTTCTCCAGAATGGCTGCCTGAACATACGCCTTGTTCCAAATGTGGGATTCTGGAATCACAGTAATCCATGGTTTTGGTTCAATCTCCGATGCCACCGCCTCACTTAATACAAGGCCTAGTCCCGCCATGAGCCCCTCTTTGATGGCTAAAGGAGATGCCTCGGCAGTACTCAAAAGAACCATGTTCTCGTATTCTGTTAAAGTTTTGTTGCGTACAGGGCCAGACATTTCACCTTTATAGGCCGGATCAGTTACAGGAGTGGGACTGGGCCCATAGAAGACAACTGACGGAATTCCAAAGAGCGCCTTCTGGCGTTTTCGTTCTGAAATCTGAGCCAAACAAATAGTCAAGCCGTTTGTGGCTCGGTCATCACATTCCATCTCTTTAGCCGAGGCCCCATTTACCATCATGAAGATCTGGTTCTCAGGGATTCCCATGGCAACAAAGGCATCCCTGTCCTTCTGGCACAGGGCTCCGACCACAATTTGTTTATTCAACCGACTATAGTGAAGCAAAGGCTGGATTACTAGGGTTTCAAAGTTATAACCGGTTACCTTGTCATTCCACACAGATCTGTCATGAATCGCAGGATAATGACTTGTGAGAACAATCAGTCCCTTATGGTTCAATTCAGGAACCAAATTAATCAGAGAATCATCATGGAGATGAATAATATCCCATGGATGCGCATTTAAATATCCGACAATCGCATCATTATCCATTGTATTTATGATCTTGACATAATGACCGAGTGCAGTGAGACCCTGATAATAGGTCCAGATCAGGGATTCCACGGCCCCCCAGCCCTTGGGAGGAATATCATTTGTTCCATGACCCAACAATGCAATCTTAAGAGGATTGTATTTAGCCATTTAGATTCTTTATTGAATTAAGCACTTAAGTGGCTAATTCAATAGATTAGATAAAAATGGAACAGGATGAACGCCATTGTGTCTACGTTAGTAGCCGTGGACTTATGAAGAGTTGTGATGTCTTTCCCCAGAATCCTGTCAGTTCTATTCGGCGATGCTATGATTATGACTGGGACACTCTCAAGTCCCATGCCACCGTCTATATTCCAAGTTCCGCCATTCCAGATTTTATTGCGAGAGTCTGGCCCAAGATAGGAGTCCCAATTATCTTAGTGAGCGGTGACTGTGATGAAACGGTCCCCTATGATATTTTCCCAAGCCAGGAAGCGGCACTGGCCTTTGTAAAAGACAAACGGCTTGTAGCCTGGTTTGCCCAGAACATGATTCAATTTCATTCCAAGACGCACCAGATTCCCATCGGCATGGACTATCACACTCTCGTAGCAAACTCAAATCACCCCTGGGGGCCTCAGCAGACTCCTTTAAAACAAGAACAGGCCCTTACCATGCTAAGAGAACGAAATGATGCGAAACGGCCAATGATATACGGCAACTTTCAATTTAGTATGAAGACACGATATGGAAAGGATAGGGAACAGGCACTAAAACATATTTCCAAAGATCTCATTTATTATCCACCGAAGCCCATGATACGATTTATATCGTGGGCTGTTCAAGCAGAATATGCCTTTGTGGCCAGTCCGTGGGGTGGCGGCATAGACTGCCACCGCACCTGGGAGGCACTTGCTCTTGGACTCTATCCCATTCTTCATTCTTCAGAACTAGATCCCATGTTCCAAGATCTCCCTGTTCTGATTGTGAAGGCGTGGTCCGACGTCACCAGAGAGCGGCTGGATGCTTTTTTGAAGGAACAGGCGGAAAAACCGAAGGTTGTTCCAGAGAAGTTGTTCTTGAAATATTGGACTGATAAAATGAAATTATGGAAGAATGCTCCTGTTGAATAAATCTAGAGATGCTCCTGTTGCGTCTTGACCAGGATTTGAGAATGAATAAACATCTTCGCGTCATGCTTTAAAATCATATCGCGATGAAAGGCCACATGTTCGCAGGTTTCCGGGGCACAAGGATTATTGCTTGGCAACAATCCTGATCCAAAATCCAGAACGCCCTTACAAGAACATTCTTCCGTGAGTCCAACATACTGACATTCCCTTGTTTTGCTTAAACGGTAGAGGCCGAGTCCGCCAAAGGCCGATTCCACCGGCACTAATGCTCTTGGATTAAAGGGAAGCGTGAATTGTTTATTGAGTACAAAGCCCTGTCTGGCATCCGCCCTGGACATCCCAAACTGAACCATACAGTGTCTCACCATGTCCCAACAATCATACTCAAATTCCAGGAACTTGGACCGCAAGGCCCAGACATCATAATAGGAACCCCGGACATTGGCAAAGAGGGCATCCCAAGCCGGCATGGAGGGCTTAAAGGCAAAGGCGAGCGTCTTGGGATCCAGGCCATCTAGTACGCCATCCATGTCCACATTCAGGATATAGTCATAGGTGGGATAGGTGGCGTGGACGAAGTCTAGAAGGGTATTTCTAATGAGCGCAAGACGTTGTGTTCTGGATATAATGGCATTTGCAGAACTGTCTAGAGTAAGTACATGGGTATTCGGTTTGGTTGTATAGTCATTTAGAAGACGTTTTGTGCCATCCGTGGAGCCATTCTCGGCAATGATAAC